GCGCTGCTATCATCTTCATTACGAATCCGCTTACGCCTCCGCCTAGCATTGCTATTAGTTCTGGTGTCATACTAATCCCTGTTCTGGAGTTCCTTGATTACTTTGACTGCTGATGCAGTCATATAGACTAGAGTAGCAAGACCCACGACTAGTCCTAGAAGTTCGTTAATGTGACCGAGTTCGATGGTAGCGATAAAGCCCCCTGTTCCGATTGTTGATTTGTAGATAATGTCTTCGTTCATCTTATTAAATCATTCTGATTCTAACGTAACCGCCAGATCGGTAAAGCTCTCCCAGTTCAACTCCATAGAATGCAGCAGATGAATCACTAGTATAACTAGGACTGTTATATACTGCACGTAATATGACCCCACTATTATTTGAGGGTTGATTAGACCTAGCCTTGAACTCCATTGCTGTGTGTCTGTCTGTATCGCTCAATCCACTGGCGATAACTAACTTTGAGTCATCGGCAGGATCTTCATTGTATCGACCTAAAAGCAATGTGCTGTTATCGCCATAATCTTTTAAGCCCTCGCCCATCGCATAGGATCTAATCCCAGATAGGTTATTGTCTTTACCAATAGCAATGGCGTCAGATGTTCCACCAATCGTGTTATCTGATCCGATGGCGATTGATTTTACTCCTTCATCATATCGTAACCCTTTAACTGCATCTGCCCAGTTGTCAGCAATTCTTAGTTCATCTACACGAATACCTCTGTCATTAGCAGGATCAGTGTTGTTTCCAAATAAGTTAATAGATTGAAAGTTTACACCAGTAGTCCCCACTTCAGTAACTTGCCAAGTAGGTTCAGAATCAAGTGTAGTTGGATCGCCATCTGCTTCAATTAATGAAGCGTATACGGCAGACCCAGTTCTCTTCATTGCTAGGAGATAAGTTTTATCATCTTCAAATAACCCAGTTCGTGTATCCCCTACACCATACCCCGATGAGATTGCACTTACAAATAAAGTGCCTTGACTAATGCCTGCATTTAATCGCATGTTGCCCGATGCACCTGTTCCACTATAAAATTGAATGCGAAATTTTACAACATCAGCCGCAGTGCCAGCACTGCCTGAAGGTCTTGAGTCATAAGCCCTAACCAACATTGTGCAATATGTCGTCGATGCAGAAATAGCAGTGTCAAGGTTGCGATAATTCTCGACCTGATCTTCGCACCAAATATGTCCAGTTGCATCCGTTGCTAATCCCGTACCTGTGCCTTGGTTAAAAAATAAGCTCTGCCCAGTTCCTGATATTCGCCATGACTCACCAGATGGACCAGCCCAGCCCCCGCTCCAGTTTTGACCGCTAACTTCTGGGCTGTTATGCTTTAAATAACCCCCAGCAGTGTATTGAAATGTGTCATAAACAGTGTCCGTAGCTGCGGAAGGTGGACCCAACGAAGACAATGCATTCCCACTGCCAAGCACAACGGCATTACTCTGTGAAGTATTATTATCTTCACCAACAACGATGGCATTAATACCACCCTCGCCTGTATTATCTTTTCCTACTGTAATAGAGTTTTCTGCTGTGTGGTAATTATTTTCTCCAACCACTAATCCACTCCCAGACCCAGCGAATTGAGAACCAGTTGCATTAATAGCGACACCCCCAGTAAGTGTAGGTGATGCAATGGGAGCCTTTGCATCCAATGCACCCTGTAAGTCGGTCTGATTGCTTAGTGTACCAGTAACTTGACCCCAGACGGCGGATACGTCCTCAAGTCCAAGGAATGTAGCGGCTTCCTCCTTTGTTTGCTTGCGGAGAAACGTATCTATATCAGAGGAGACTTTAAAGTTGCTGGGCATTATTTAGGGGGCTGGTGGGGTTACATTCTGGGACACAACAACCGTAGTGTTGCTAGTGTCCAAACCAATTGATAGTTTAGCTTGCACTGGATTAAGCGTTGTAGGCTTCGATGGATCCAGCACTAACTGTGATAGCCGTAAAGTTACCGTAGCTAGTGTAGCCAGCAGGAAGCGTAGTAATAAGTGCAGCGGCGTTTGTTTTGTTTGTGCAAGTAATTGCACTAACTGTAGCTCCAGCAGGACCAGCTACGATAATAGCAAAGTTACCTGTGCCTGATGCTGTAATTACTTCGCTGCCTCGTTTGCCTAGGCTTTGTTCTGTGTATGCGGGTGTTGACATAATGTTATATGATTAGTTGGTTGTAATTTGTTTTGATGCTCTTGACTAGATAGGAGTTAGCTATACCTTGATCCGATATCTTAGCTAGCTCGTCCTCTAGGATTGAATTAACAAGTGCCAGTGATAAGCTAAAGTTGGCCTCATCAGAGTTCTGAGCAACACTGCGTTGCCAAGTGTAGGCAGCTAGGTGAGCCATGTACGGGAGTAGCTCCGCTGGAATTTCTTCAGTATCCCCAGCATTTCCGTAGTCTGGATTGTAGGATTTTTTGTACGTAGCAAAGACCTTAGTATCTTCGCTGCCACTGTCTGGCTGAAGGTAAAAGCCATCAGTGCTCTCGCTTACATATAATCCACTGGAAGGTACATTATTAGCGTTGCCAGTTAGTATTGCCCCAGACCCCTTTACTATAAATGGATAAATGGGACCACGAGTGGTGTTCGGGTTATTTTCATATATGCGAAGGTACGTATCAATGGAATCCTTGCCCGTTGCGTCCCTAGGAACTTCATTCCCGTTTACCACGGTTCTTTCATCCCCGACTACCAAGAAGCGCTCCCAGTAGTTTGTTTGGTTGTACGCCTTCTTTGCTGCGTAGTTCCAGAGGGCCTTAAGTCGCCCAAAGGATGCAGTTGTATCCGCATACTCACGTCCAATGAGTGCGAATGTTAAATTCTTTAAATCAACAAATGTGTCGTTCTGGAGTGCCATTATAGTTTATTGGCCGCCATGCCGTTTGGCATAAGAACCTTGTTGTTTAAGTATTTCATGAACTCATCATCATTTGAGAAGCCCACGCCGTATTTCTTATTCATTGCGTAGTATTCATTCATTGGAATACTACCTATGTGCTTACCGAAGATTGGATGCTCTTTGCCTCTGTATGCGGAAGCTGATTTCCTAGCGCCCTCAATGCGCCTTTTCTCCATCTCTGGATTAAAGGTGGCCTCCATCTGCTTATTGAGCAAACGGAATTGATTATCAAAGAGTTCGTCTTCTGAGAGTAAGTTTGACATAATTAAAAAAAAGGGACGGGGGGATTAGACCCCCCTGTCCCAGAATTGTCAAGGGGACTAAGCGAAGTTACTGATCTTGCCTAGGCCATTAGGACCCTTAACGCAGAGAGTACCCATTGCGTCGATGTAACCACGAGGGCCGCCACCTTGGTCTTCCAGCATTGTGGAACCCATGCTCATTGCTTCCGACCATCCGAGGAGAGAAGGATCAATGAGGTAAGCACGCTTCTGATCTGGCAAGCACTTAGGATTCGCAGAGATGATCTTTACGACACCATAGGGGCCTTGGAAGATTTCAACGTTGTAGTTGACATCTGTACCATCGCCCTGATTGAAGGTAGTGCTGTTACCGTGAACGTGAGTAGCGGATCCGCTAGTTTGAACGCGAGTGAATCCATCGATGATGGAGTTACGAACGCTTGTTCCAGCGACAAGAATCAAGTCCTGCTGCTCGCCAGTTTCCTCGAAGATGCTAGTAAGCATTCCGTTGAAACGAGACTCGGTTAGCTCTTCAGCACCGTCCGACAAAACTGCACCAGCTTTTGTCTTGAATGCATCAGGAACTTCAGTAACATCGTCAGTGGACTGCGCACCACTACCAGACTCTAGGGTTGGATCAGTCCAAACACCAAGGCCACGAAGCTTACCAGCGGCACCCGCAGCACCTGTCACGGCACCATTGTCCGAGCAAATAGCGGCCTCAATGTCACGAAGGACTTGAGAAGCAGCTTTTTCTTCGGCTTCTTGGATGCGGACTGGAGTAACGGAGTCCATGATTTCTTGCTTCTTGGATACATTGAATGTATCGCGGAAGTGCTGAAGGCGGTTGTTCAGGCGGCTAAGGCTACCGAACTGTGCTTTAAGTGCATCACCACCAGAAGTACCTACGTCAATACCCTCAACGACAGCGTTGTTAGCGTCAGGAGTACGAAGATTGTCAACAGTCCACTCAACAAGGTCAGCAGTAGCTGCTTGTTTTGGAAGCAATCCGTAGACAGGAGCTTGGCGAGGAGAAAGAACAGTTGTTAAGTCCAACAGCTGTTCGCGATTACCCACACCCGAACCAGTCGGTGGAGTAGAATTGAATGAAGCATCAAATGCCATAATTTATACCTTTATTTTGTTTATTTGTAACGAGAGTTAATTTGTAATTGTCGGATCTGCCTTGCTGCTATTAAATTTCCTTTTCCAGCCGCTTCCTTCAACTTCTTCATCTGATTGGACTCCACTGTCTGCCGTGAGTTACTGGATGTGACTCCACTCACTGCATTCTTTGGTAGTTTACGAGGAATGATGATCTTCTTCTTGCGGGTAAGCTTGGGCTTAACCATGTTTGTCGCAGCGTGAGCCAACTGATATTTCAGCTTAGCGGCCAATGCTGGGGCAACCTTGTTAAGAACAGCCATGTCCTCAGAGGAAACCATCTTCTTGTATTCTAAGTTAGTTTCTGATTCATCATCCTCCAGCCAAGTGAACTCCTCTTTGGCTTTGGACTTTAAATCCTCTGCCTCTTTTTGAGCTGCCTCTAGTCGCTTTAAATACTTTCGCTGCTTTGGCAGGTCATCGTATTTATCCTGTAGACCAGATATATACTGAACAATGTCCGAGCGAGTGTATTCACTCCCTTGGTGCTCAAATGTATCATCGTCTCCAGCTAACCAGTTCTGGTAAAAACGGATATTGTTCTTCGTCTCCTTCTCAATGATTTCTAGCTCGTCTTCTGTAGTGACCGTTGCTAATGCATTTGTTGGAGCGATGACAGTATCCAAGCTGCTTGATAGTGCAGCATTTTTACTTTCTAACTCGCTTTTGAGTTCCTTGATCTGAGAGGTTAATTCTCCAATTCGCTTACCACTACCACTGCCCATTTTCTTAGCTAGCTCACCCAGTTTCTCTGGGGGCAAAACTTCCATGGCCTGTATAGCGATCTGTGAACGAGAGTTATCATCCAACTCATCCCAATCAATCTGTGAAAGAACGCCTTCGCCTCCCTCTGCTTCTTCAGTAGTTTCCTCGGATTCAGTTTCTTCGGTTTCCTCTACTTCGGATGCCTCCTCGGTAGTTTCTTCCTCCGCAACTGGCTCAGATTCTTCTGGCTGCTCCTGCTTTGGTGATAGCTTTTCCACTCTCGCCTGACGAATTTCGTCCAGCGTTTGGGGTTTGGCTTGTTCGACTGTCAATGCTTCTTCTGTTGGGGCCGCATCGTTACCCTTGCTTTCGGTTTGATCCATAATACTGACCTGCATTTTTACGCCCGCAGTACGGCGATGAGAGTATTATAGCATGTAGCTATTTTTAACGGTTCCGACTTGCCTTCACGCGGCGGCGTGCGGCTTCCAGTTCGGCTTCCGTGAAATACTTGCTTGCTTGAGGGTTAGTTGATTTACCACTACCACTACTACCTAATTTTGCCCCCGCATATCCAGCGCCAACACCCTGTGTTATGCGAGATTTTGCAACCTTGACTGCACCCTTCTTAACTTTCTTGAGTGTCTTTCCAGTCGCTGCTTTCTTACCAGCCTTGTACCCAGCACTACGTGCGGATTCTCCAGACTTGGACTTGGCATTGGTCTTGCCCTTACCCTTGGAGTTCATGAACTTCGCTTGGGACTCCTTGAGGGCCTTCTCTTTGTTCTTGAAGAAGTTGCCCTTGTAGTTTGCTGGTCCCTGCATCGGCTTGCCCTTCACGGATTCCGCTGCTGTTTTAGGGCCCTGCTTTGGACCCTTTGGGGCTGTCTTCTTGGCTGGCGCTTTCTTGGGTGGTGCTTTTTTGATGGGAGACTGATTATTCGCCTCACTTTTATTATAGGCTTTTTTAGCTGCTGCCTTTTTGACAGGAGTCTTCTTAACCGCTACCTTCTTTGGTGCTACCTTCTTAGCTACCTTCTTAGTCGCTACTTTCTTAGTCGCTGCTTTTTTGACGCGTTTAGCTACCCCTGCCTTAACCGATTTAGTTAGCTTACCCATTTCATTAATCTGGGCCTTTGTTAATTTTACTTTAGCTAGGGGCTTTTTGGCTGGTGCCTTCTTTACTGCCTTCTTTACTGCCTTTACCTTGGGGTTAGTTGATATTGCCTTGCCAGCCTTTTTTGCGGTATCATTAGCTTTTCTTTGAGCAACTGTTAGTGGCTTTTGAACTTTTGTAACTTTTACGCCCTTTGCCTTGGATGCGGATGCTTTTGCTGGATCAAATCCCTGCTTTGAAACTTCTTTCCTATTTAATAAACCAGTTTTCGCCCGAACATTCTTGGTCTTGGCTGTTGTCTTTGCACCAGAGGAAACTTTTTTTGTTGCGGCGGCTGCCTTCTTCTTAGCGGATGCCTTAGCTACTTTTTGAATGCCCTTTACGATTGTGCTTATTGCTTTTTTCTTCATTATATTTTCCTATTGAGGTTATCGACGGCGAAGTGAACGCTTGGACTTAACGTATCCAACCTTCTTCTTCCCAGCAGAAACGCTGAGGGGTGCCTTCTTTGCTGTTGGAGTAAAACTAGCTGCACGGGGCTTTGACTTTGCAACTACGCTCTTTGCTTTGTAGGGAGCAATTTTAACGCTTGCTGTTTTCTTGGGCGCTGCTTTTTTCTTTAGGGCAACTGCTGATGGCTGTGCGGCGGCTTTAGCGGACTTAGCTTTCTGGCTCTTGCTTTGAAGAGCAATTCCACCTGCGGCTCCCACTGCTGCTGCTGCACCATAGGGATTAACCTTTGGCGTGCGCTTAGCGGTAGTCTTAGCTACCTTAGCCACCTTAGTTGCTCCAGCGGATGCAACTCCCTTGAATGCATTGGCCTTGGCCTTTACTTTTCCTAGGCTGCGGGGAACGCCAGCCTTACTCAAGGCGGACTCAACTCCGCCCTTGGAGATGGACTTTGCCTTCTTGATTTTTCCGTGGGACTTGGCTCCACCCTTGATCAGGCGAATACCTCCCTTAATTGCTAGTTTTGCTAAACTCATTATATTATTTGTTGTGTTAAATTAAACTTCTTCTTGTGGGGATAAAACTTTCAGTAGGTAATCGTCTTCGATCATGGCGCCAATTATCTTGGCATCAGAGCGCTCATTACCCTCTAGGTTCTTCTCTAGGAGCAGGATCTTAGTTTCCCTGCACTCCTTGATGAATCCCAAGATATACTGGTACTGCTCGTAGTTAGATAGGAATGCAACTGCATCACTTAGGCTGTCTGTTTGTTTGACTGGCATTAGGATTCTCCTAGGTTTTGGGTACTAACGGAGCCCATGGCGGCGGGAGCCGCACCCAAGCGTCCGATCTCTGCATTCTGCTGCTGAGCAACTTGCTGCTGATATTGAGCTGCGTAGTTCTGTAGGTTAGCCATGAAGCTAGGATCCGATTGGATTCTTCCTTGGATCCCCTCTTGGTTAGTGTACTCTTGGATCAGTTGCATAGCAATCTGTCCACCATTTGGTCGAGCACCCACTGGGATACCAGCGTAAATCTTAGCTAGATCATCGGTAACATCCTTAACCATTTCCTCTTGACCCTGTCCATCTGGCTGGATAATCGAGTCAGCAATACTTGGATCAATGGCATTCGCAGCGAATTGCTCTGCGGCCTGTAGATTAAATGTATTGCTTGGCGAGTTTCTAGCTAGCTCAAGAATTGCCGCAATCTTGGCCTTCATTGTTTCTGGATCTTGATTTTGCACATCAAAGGAGATATTCACATCAATGCTCTCGTCCTCTGGGGACTTGTAGATAACTAGCTCGTCTGGGTAGCCAGTCACTCGGAAAAACTTTTCATCTGGTCCAAACACTAGGAAGGACTTGTATGCTAGCTTGAGGATACTAGAGCAGTGCGTAAGGAACTTGTCGATAAAGAACTGCTGGCGCTGCATACTTAGCTGGCTATCCTCGTTGAGACCAACTAGATCCATTGCCTCCTGCTGAACATACTTCTCTAGCTGGCTAGCTGCCCCCGAAGTATTCGGGACATTCATGTATTCAAACTTCTCGTTTGCACGAACACCGATCCATGCACCAGCACCCATTTGGGCTGGGGGTCTTCCGACTGGATGTAGTAGTGGGGGTGCAACGGCCAACGCCATTTGATCACTCCAGCCATCACGGAGTGTCTTCATTTGCTTTTGGGGGCCACGAAGCAGATCGCCGAAGGTATTTACATCGTAGATGCGCTTACCAGCGTTGCTTAGACGAGTTAAGATAAATGGATACTCATCGTACCCAGAGAGTAGTTCGTTGCTTAGGTAACCCGTAGTGAGCCTTGGGTTCCACACTGTGAGGTAGATACCCTCGGAGTTACTCTTCTCGTCGATGAGCCTACGGTAGGTGTACACCACTTCGATTAGATCCTTGGACTCCACCATACCAGACATTCCATATGTTGATCCCCCACGTGCCTGAGAGGATCTCAGTGAGCTGTAGGTAGTCTGATTCATGCCAGAGTAGTCAAAGCCACGGTAGTTCTCAATGAGCTCCTCCGCAACCTGAGCATCCCAGCCCTTATTCTCTACGCAATTCTCAATCTCTTGGGGAGTGAGGAACGCACGCATATGCACACGGGGCGAGCGTTGAATGTCTGTTACGTAGGACGGAATAACAATATCAATGTCAGCGAACTTTGTTTCAACGAAGGGTCGAGATACATCCTTCTTGGCTACTGGGATCTTAGCTACTCCGAAGTCACGGAGTTCACGTAGTGCCTTCTTTGCCTTGGGGATATCGACATAATCAAACATGTCCGTCATCATTGCGATGGTCTCCTCGTCGCGGTTTTCATCCGCTAGCAAATCATATAGCTCTGGTGCTACCTCCTCAATTAGATCCAAGTTGAACTCTTCGTCGTGTGTTCTGGATTTAATCTCCCAATCCACGTAAGTGATAGCAATGCCCTTCTCAAGTAAATTATTTGCGGCTGTCTCGCACTCCGAGCGGAAGTCACGGATGTACGAGTTCTGCATGTACTTCAGGAAGGATGAGACTACTCCAGCCTTCTGCATGTCGGAGGATTCCGTTGGGTACGCACGGATATTGCTCTTGCCCAAGGCGTTCATCATTAGCCCCACGTAGGTGGAGATACACTGCTCGATGAGCCTTACTTCTGTGTCTGATGCACCGTCCCAAGGGAACGCATTGTCCCCGCTTTTAGTTAGCTGGCTATTCTTGCCTAGCCACTCCGCATTTCGATTGCTGTAACTATCTTGGCACTGGGACACGTACGCCGTAAGCTCAGTGACATCACTTTCGTAGTCACGCTTGAGTTCGTTGATGTCTGGCTTGGATGTAACGTAGTAGGCTTCTAGCTCTTTATCTTCCATGGATCCCTGCATTATAGCACGTTCTTATTTAGTTAGTCTGACCTTAATATTGTTTAAGAATATGGAATACCAGTGAGAATCTCTGGCAATCATATCCAGAAAGTCCTCCAAGGGTATCTCCTCGTCTATTTCGTGTTGAGACCTATGTAGTATCTCCCAGTCCACGAATGCACTTGAGTGCCTACTTACGAACCTTCTTAGTTCTTTGCTCTCGCTGGAACTCTCGCTTGTAGATGATTTCATGTCTGTAGAATTTTTCATTGTCTTTCTCAATCTCCTGTGCTTTGAAAATAAGTTGCGGGCGAATGCTGGGTACGTGCGTAGAGGGGATTGCCACACGAATCTTTCGGATGGGTTTCTCTAGCAATTTGCAGAACCAGAACAGCCTATTGGGGGTAGTGTGCAGCGCCTGAACCCGAACAAACTTGGGTTCAATGATAGCATCATCCGCATCCTTGAAGTGCTCAGCTATCTTAGCTACCCCGCTCTCCGTGAGTTCCTTGGTCTTCTCGCAGTAGTCCTCCGCATTGCAGAGCTTCTTGCGCAGTACGCCAATCTTGGGTGCTGTTACCCCGTATATTTCAGCTAATTCTTTCTGTTTCATTAGTATCCTCCTGTTGTTTTGGTCTGCATAAAATCAGCATCCGTGTAGTGAATTGGCCCATCCCCAGCATTCGCCATTCGCAAATACCGAATTAGATCAAAGAAATCCTTCAGTGCCTCATCGGACTTACCCTGTGCGTTGTAGTTAATTAGGCTATCGATTAGATTCTCGCAGGAATCGTGTATAAAGCACTTGGGCATATTGGCGGAATCCAGCTCGTAGTTTGGGTTATACGAGAACCATTCGTCCAGTGCCTGTATGCCAATTATCTCGTTCCTGCCATCCGAGGGTACGAAGTGAAAGTCGTATTCGGCAAAGGATCCAAATAGATCCAAGTTGTTTTCATTCTCCCTAGCGAAGTATCTGGAGTCCCCAATGCGCTCAAATACCTCGATACCCATCTCCTCCTCTATCTCGTCGAAGAGTGCGCAGTACCCCTGTACGTCGTATCCTATCTTCTTGGCTGCTGGACCGTACTTCCACTTCTCACCGAAGAGCGCCCACTCGCCGTAGCTAGCTCGGTCTGGCCACTCCCTAGTTATGTACACTTCCCCAAACTCATTTACCGCTGCCCAAATAGCAGAGAAGTTTCTTGCTCCCGCGGGGTCAACTACTTGATAGTGCGTGTACTCTGAACTATCGGAAACGTCGGGGAACGTCATCCCGTTGACATTCTCCTCATCACCCAGCACCTGTACGTCCGTTGAGAACAGGGGCAGTAGGGATGTAATGCTCTTCACTGGGATACCGTAGGCACGCACACGAACCTCTTCCTCTGGGCGACCTATTAGATCCTTCTTGATCCGCTCGTATCCCCCAAAGGGGTTCTCGTCGGAGTGCAGGTAAACAATACTGGCATCCCTAAGTGGGGAGTATTGTACCACTGGAACCTCCTCATCGTTCAGGAGTTCTGCGGGGCGTGTAGCTAGTGTCCTACAGTTCTTTAGGTAGTCCGCAATGAAGGGCGTGTATCCGTCAATGGGGGTGAATCCCAGAAGCATTTTGGAGTTCAGGGTAGCCAAGCGAAAGCGCAGAGTATTAACGAGCGCAGCGTCCCCTAGGTACTCGTCAAGCCACGCACCAACGTTAAGGGAGGGGTTGCCCTTAAAACCGAACTGGAAGCCCTCTAGGATGGTCTGGTTGTTACTGAACTGCGTGTACGTCTTGAAGTCCACGCGGGTTCTGGTATCTGGAAAGATAAAGGAGGATGCCGTGAAGCCATTCTGCATGGAGAAGTTGATATAGCCCTCAATGCTCTTGGTCTTCTTCTTGAACTCCTTGGGCATCATCTCCCAGATGGCCGCCTGCTGCACCTTAACGGATGTATCTGCGTTCTGTGAGAAGCACACAATGTGCCCATCATCGTTCTGGGTGACGGCCTCCATCACTAGCTTGGCGCACCCAGTGGTTTTACCACTGCGATTCCCACCGAGTGCCAGCACTTCATTATACTCCTGTACACCACTCCGAATCCTTGCCCAACCATCTAGGTCGAAACCATGCCGAAGGGGATCCTCCTGTGATGCCCGTATAAGGCCCTCACGTGCCCTGTGGAGCTCTTCAAGAGCACTGGGGTCACTCTGCCCTAGGATGAGGATCTCCTCGTCTGTGGGGGCCTCTAAGAGGGGATGCGGTGTAAATACTAATTCCATTATCTAAAATGAATCCACTAGGAGTAGCAGGGACGCAATGGAGCAAAGGAACCAAAAGGCTGCAACCGTATAATAAAATAAAAGATCCCTCATGATTTGGGCTTGGTTTTTTTTGACTTGGTTTTCTTTGACCAGTCAATGTCGTCGTAGTTCTTACGCTGCTTCTCAGCATTATGCCCCTTACGGGGTCCGCTTCCTTTAGTGCTCATATGTCTCTATCATATTGCCACCAGCTGCATAGAATGCTTCACCTATGCTTTGTGGGTGATACCCCAAGGCTTGGCACATGCGCTGCATTATCTCTGCTAGTTGAATAGCAGTGATGTCGTCGTGCTTAGTACTCAATGATACTTCTTCGTCGTAGTGTTCGATTGTTATCTTCATAATGTTTTGTGTCTTGGTAGATTTGTGTTTGATTCGTCTAGCTTCATCGCTAACTCCAGAACCATATGCTCGCTCCAGCCAGCAAAGGGTCCACGCATAAAGACTTGGGTGAGGTCATCTGGGTCCCACTCTTGATACTTCTTGAGCGTCAGCTCAATCCAGTGGTCAGTTGCTAGCTGCCATTGGTCTTGGTCTCCTGTTTGTCCGCTCATTCCTCCTCCTCCTCGCTAATATCCTGAACTTCCGCATCGATGGCCTTTGTCTTGATTTCTTGGATCCTCTTCCTAGCGGCACTCAGGGTATCGTTGAAGTCATCCACCGTATACACTTGCTTCACATCCACTACTTGGGAGGCTTCCCCTCTGGCTGTCATTGCTTGTCTCTGGGAGTTTGCCTTTGCAATTGAAATCTCCTTTAGGTCCTTGAACTCTGGCTCATACCCATTGTCGAGCTTTACTCTTAGGCCGTCAATGACATCCTCCTCTAGGGACTCTAGGTTGACGTAACTCCTAGCGGAAAGCTGTCCCCCTAGCTCCCTAAAGGAGTTCGTGTGATCCGAGTAATCCACTAGCACCTGCACAATGGTGCTCCTAGATATGCCGTGCTTGCGAATCATATTCGTCTGTGAGCAGCCCAGTGCATGTAGGTACAGGATCCTAGCAACCTTCTCTGGGTTATGCCGACTTAGGCTCTTGGTCTTATGGGCCTCCTTATCCTTTTGTATTTCTACAATAGCCAAGGAGATGCTTTGCATCAGTGCGTCTTTCTCTTCTTCGTTGTTCATTTAGCTAGTGTACCCTATTTCATTTTTGCAACAGGACCCCTTGGACCCTATTGCATTTTTGCAATAACCCATTGCAAATTTGCAACACCTATACCAGTATACATACAATATATAAATAAGGGCAGGGATAAGAGGGGTCATCATTTCCTCAGTGAGCACTATATTACTCTGGATGTCAAGGTGTTTAGGGGCCTATGGATTTTGAATTTTTTTTGGGGGTGTCTTATATATATAAGATGAAACGCGGAAGCAACTCGACGAACCCCCTCCCCCCATCTGCATTCCCAGCGTCATCCTCGTCCGATCCGCATAGCTATAGCTAAGTCGTTGATTACCAACGCACTGGATACTATGGACTGCGTCTAGCTAGCTAC